TTTCTGTGCTATCGTTCACGGTAGCGGTTGAGCGCAATTACAGCGGCAACAAAGACAAACAGACAGACTTCATCAACTGCGTTGCATGGAGACAGACGGCAGAGTTCATCAGCCGGTACTTCTCCAAAGGCAAGATGATTGCACTGGAAGGTTCGATTCAGGTTCGCAACTATACGAACAAGAACGACAACAAGCGGCAGGCAGTAGAGGTTTTGGTATCTCAGGCGTATTTTGCAGGGGACAACTCACAGAAGCAGGGACCGGCAGCGGATACAAAGAACTATCCCCCAATCACTTATTCTTCGGGAGTTCCCGAAGACTTCACCGAAGTTCCAGAGGAAGAGGGAGACCTCCCGTTTTAATATGGTCAGAAAGAGGTAAAGTATGGCACGTCCACAAAAGGAAGGCTTGGAATACTTTTCTTTGGATGTGGATTTTTTCTCGGACCGCAAAATCAAGATTTTAAAAGGCAGGTTCGGTGCAGATGGCATCACTTATTATCTATACCTGCTGTGTGAGATTTACAAGGGACATGGCTACTACCTGGAGGTAGACGAGGATTTTGATTATATTACCTCCTCCGAGCTGGGTATGAGCCCTGAAAAAATAGGGCAGATGAGGAAATTCTTATTGGAACGGTCACTGTTTGATAACAAACTTTTTCAGTCGGACACTATCCTCACGTCCACCTCAATACAGAGACGATTTCAGTTGGCTGTAAAGTCCCGAGCCAGTAAAAACCCGGTCGTCGTCAATCCAAAGTTTTGGCTTCTTTCAAAAGAAGAAACGCAAAGCTTTATTAAAATGCACCCTATTTTAAATAATTCCGAGAAAAACCCCCGTTATTCCGAGAAAAACCCTAGTTATTCCGAGAATTATGACATAAAGAAAAGTAAAGAAAATGTTGTTGTTGTTACGCGCGCGCG